GAGGCGGTGGCGGAGGCGGTGGGAGCTCGCTGCCCGAAACTGGCGGACTTTCTTTTGATAATCAATCAGCCCAGATTGACTATTACAAAATAGATCCAATGACCGGGGAGATTGTTGCGCGAGATCAGAAAGAGATACAGATGGCCGCCAAGCAGAAAATATTAGCCGAGAAAAACAGAATGACATGGCAGGCAAGGTCATTCGATGCAATGTTTGCAGGGAGCAGCTGGAGCAGCATGGCGCATAATGTCAGCCAAAGGGGCGGACTGATTGGCCCAGTTGGCTCGATTCTCTATGAAACTTACAAAGCCAACCACGACGATAGGTTGATGAGTATTCAGGATCATTTAAATACTAATCTTTACTCCAAATTTATGGCAGAGGGCGGATACGTCACAGGCCCAACTCAGGCGGTCGTTGGTGAAGGCGGGGAGCCTGAATATGTGATCCCAGAATCCCGCATGCAACAAGCTATGTCACGTTACGCAGCAGGCCAGCGCGGTGATTCTGTGGTTCCCAGGAGCGCTACGGTCAACGTCAACTATGGCGGCAGCACGGTCAACATGGGCGGCACTGAGTACATCAACAAGGGAGACGTGCCAGGGCTATTAAATACTGCCGTCAATCAAACATTGAAGACTTTGCGGCGCAACTCCAGCAGCCGGCTCTACGCAGGGTTTGACCGATGACACAGCTAGCCATTGCCACGACACTTCGGTTTTTCGCAGGTAATACTGACGTATTCAAATGGCAGAACTTCTTCGTCGATAAGACCGTTGACGGTTTTGCCTTCCACTCGTTTCAGACGAGCGATGTAATCCTGAACCGTACGGTTGACGAGGGCGGCATGAGCATCGAGCTGGCCATGACTCAGAGCAACCTGACCTACATGGAAGCAGCTATTAACGAAGGGTTCCTGATTGAGATTCAGGTTTACGAGCTGCCAGTTGATGATGGCATTCCAACTGGCTTGGCTAGTGGTCAAGTGGTGGCGCGGTTTGTCGGTGAGGCAACAGAGATGAGCTGCGATTTATCGGCAATCACGTTGACGATTGGCGCAGCCATTGATGCGGTGACTGAGGACATTCCTGGCCGCAAGTTCACCACTAGCTTGGTTGGGAGGCTCCCGATTCTCTGATGCCGGTTTATGTCTATCCGCAGGGCCCCAGCGCTGCGATCTCAAAGCTTAAGAGGATTGACGAGAACGCGTCATCTAATGAGCCTGCGCAGCTTGATTCACAGCAGGAGGCGGCCATTATCGGGGAGACAATCCCGCTGATCTTTGGCAAGCGTGTTGACGATGTTGGCGGGATGTGGGTCAACCCTAGGCTGATCCAGCTAGGGCTTAAGGATGATGCTTTTAGCTTGCTGTATGTGCTGTCCCAAGGGCGAGTTGTAACGCTTGCAGATACGGATGCAAAGTATGGCAGCACAGCCATCACAGAGATTGATCCTCACAGCCTTTGCTTGGCCTATCAGCAGCTACCTGATTGCGTAGACATTGAATATGTACCTGGTGGAAACCTTGGCTGGGAGACAACGATCATCAGCTCTGGCCCTTCCTTGGCAATCGATCAGAGCGAAGAGAAGATTGCCATCTGGACATCGACAAATGATAAATGTATCGGGTTCTCAATGTCACTAGCTGGAACGATCACCGTGTCAGGGAGTGGGACATATTTAAACGAGTTATTTGGCCGGCTGTATACAGGAGATTATGCCAACCAAGATTTTACTCGATGCCCTGAGGTGACAATCCCCAAGAATCATGGGGAGATCAGTAATTTTCCAGCACGGTTTCCAGAAACCCCATACGCAAGCCAAGGCCAGCATACCGCTGCAATGGGTGATCTCAACCAGTTATCTAATGGCCGAATTGAGGCTGCCAATGAATACAGCGCCCGACTGATATTTAGTTCTACTATTTCTTGGTCGGCCTTTAGTTACCGCACTTGGCAGTACAGAGTTATTGACGTTGCCACTGAGACTGTAGTGCGGACAGGCACAGCGAGGGGTGGCGGGAATGAACAGACCTTTACGGCTACAGAGGACAATCTTCCAGCGTCTCAATACAGGGTCGAGTTTTACGGAACAACAGCGCAGCGTGTCAATACGCCTTCTAGTAGAGAAGTTCAGTGGGCATCTCCCCAGAGCTACTACATAGCTTGGCGCCCCTTGAGTGTCCCCGGCGTAGTGCAGGATGCGATCAAGTACCAAAACAATGTTTTTGCCAGTTACAACAACGCGACGCTTGAAAACATTGGAGGCAATGAAAGCGTCAGCGTCAGCGTGCCTGTGGTCGTAGAGCGTATCTATGACGAGTTACAGATTCCTGATGGCGGCGGCAGCGGAACAGCTCCTGATGGTGGATACCGCAACCTGACGCTGCTGGGCTTCAAAGGCCCTGTCGATGTGCTGCGCCCACCCCTTGGCCCTGAATACTTCTTACAGCTGCACTGCTTCTGCAGGGAAGGCATTTACGTCAAGCAGCAGCTGCAGGGGATGCAGCTTGGCCCCAGCAATGTTTACAGCGATCTGGTCCTGTACCTGATGGAGCAGGGCGGGATGCTCAAGACGGAGCAGATCGACTATCAAGCGCTGTTGTTTGCCGCCCGGTTCTGCGAGCAGTACAAGCTGCACTTCAACGGGATCATCAATACAACGAGCAGCGGTGCTGAGTGGCTAACGAGAACAGCTCCCTACTTCCTGCTGACTGCTCGCCAGGTGGATGGCAAGTACGGGCTAACGCCAGTGGTGCCGATGGATGCTCAGTACAAGATCGACCTAGGCGTTGTTCAGCCTGTGCTGGTGCTGACAACAGACGACATCATCGAAGGCAGCTACAGCCGTCAATACCTGAACGTGCGTGATCGGCGGCCAGTGGTGGCGACGATGTTCTTCAGGGATCAGAGCGAGGACGGCCCTGGTCAGTCGCGCACGATCGAGGTTCGCTATCCGGGCACAGCGCAAGCGGGCCCTTACGAGTCACACGATCTAACGGAGTTCTGCGTCAGTGCTGATCATGCTGCTTATGCAGCGCGCTACATCCTGGCGAAGAAACGGCACGTGACGCACATGGTTGAGTGCGCCATTGGCCGTCGTGGCCGTGCCTTACGTCCTGGCGACATTGTGCAGATCGACCTGGCGCTAGAAACCACAGACGGTCCGGGGTTACAGGATTCAACGCTTTACGAGATCGAGTCCCTTAGCGAAGGCGTTGGCGGTCAGGTGGCACTATCTCTGCTGCATTATCCAGTCGATAGCGGCGGAACTAGCCTGATTGCCAAGGACATCGCTGAGGGCACGGTCGAGATTCAATGAGTCAGTTTCCTCCGCTCAAGCCGTCAGGTCGCAGCTTTGTTCCTGCGTCAGTACCTGTCAGCAGCTTTGCTTCTGTATCGGGCAAGGAGACGCGCGTCATCCTTGGCGACACGGCCACAGGCCACAGCCTGACCATGGCGTTTAACAACCTGCTGGAGCCCAAGGCGCGGCAGATCTTCGACCACTACCGGGGGCAGGCCGGCACGGCGCTTAGTTTTACCTTGCCCTCAGACGCCTACGTAGGGTGGCAAGAGTATTTGCAGGAAGTGCCTGAGGATCAAGAATGGCGTTATGCAGGCCCACCTGAGGTGGAATGGGCTGCGCCCTATATCATGAATGTAAGCATCAACCTTGTGGGGCTTAGCTGATGAGTGGCAAGCAATTCACAGGCATAGATGGTGCGCTTTATTGCGACGGGAACAAGGTTGGCAGGATTTCCAGCTGGACATTCCAGGCATCAGCCGCAACGCTAGACACCACAACGCTTGGCGACTTTGCTTCGACTTCGGTCTATGGCATCCAGTCATTTCAAGGCAGTGCAACGCTGTTTTATTACGAGGAAGATGGCGGCCAAATCGAAGGCAGCGCGCTGATGTCAGATGTCATGCGTACGACGATGACGCCGACAGAGCCAACCCACAGCATGGAGCTGCGGTACAACAACGGCGCTTCAGTTCATGGCGTGAGTTTTGACTGCCTGCTCAATCAAGTGGGCATCAGCGCTACAGCTGGTGGGATTGTTTCGGCGGCGATTACGTTCACGGTCACAGGTGCGCTGAAGACGGCGACCATTGCCTGATGGCGATTTGGATGGGCGAGAGCGGAGGCATCCGCATTGAGCGTCTGGAATCAGGGATGTTCTATGCACGGATCAGCCCGTCAGACGTGGACACTGGGAGTAAGCGCTTTGGCTTTGATCGACCGGTGACGGCGTTGATCACTGGCGACCAAGTGGCGATCACTCG